CAACAAGTTCTGTGTCGCCCGCGGGTATCACAATCGACGCCATCTGGAGCTGTGTAATCACGTAATCAATCTTGGCGTTTTGGATATATTGAACTTCTTCATCGGCGAGAAACACGTATTCAACCGGAAGACTGGCTTGGAATTGGTACCCTGCAACAGGTTCTGGGAATGTCGGTGTGCTAATGTTATTCGATGTGCCATAATAATATGTGTCAGCTGATGGCTGAAGACCAAAGACTGTATTTGTTGCAGATCCGTAGGCTATCGAAGTTGTACCAGCTGGAACTGGTTGAGTCCACGTCACCCCACCATCAAATGAGGAGGAGTACACATTTGAAATAACTGTATTTGAACATACAACTTGGGAATTATTGTAAATTTGACCGTATACAGGAGAATAGGCTGAATAGGGACCCGTGACGCCGACAACTTGATTCACATACCCATTACCTAATCGGTATGTGTGCATATCACCCGATGAGTCTCCTATCAAATAGGCGTCCAGAGCTGGTGACCACGTGATACTTATATACTGATTCACTGTAACATATTCAATATTCAATTGAAAACTGGGACTCTTAAAACTTACAAGGTTGTAAAAAATTCCTCCAAGTCTCATGATTGCTAAAAAGTTTGTTCCATCACTCGCAACTTGTAAAAAGTTGTAGCCAGGTTGACTCGGTATGGATACAAAGGTTCCAGTTGGACCAAATTGTGAAAATACAACATTGTTTGTACCTCCCGAAGTTGTATTATCCTTTGTCAAAATCATTGTACCACCTGAATTGTTTTGAGCAATGCACTGTATAGTTCCAAGATTAAGAGGCAATAAATTAGACAAGTTGTAAAATGTTTGACCCGGCACATCAAAATAATAAACATTTGATGAAGAAGTCTGGGGGATGCAAGCAAACAGATATGAGTAGGGTAACCACGTGACAGTTGATAAAGGTTTATCGATAACACTCGCCGGGACAGTGGGATCTTGCCAGTTGATCGAGTCACTTGTTATAACATTACTCGAAGAGTATCCACCGGCTATGAGTTGATCAAGAGGTCTAAACTTGATTCGGACCTCGACCTCTTGGCGAGTCAGAGCACACAATGGTATGGCGAGCGCCTCGCTCCTGAAAAAGTAAAATGGGAGCGGAACAATGAACGTTCTGGGGTACCAACCGTATGGAAGATTTGTTGCTCCGATTCCGAATTCGGCTGCTGGTCCCAAACCGTAGAGTCCTCGATCTGTTGAACCAACCATATAGGTGAGAGCTTCTTGCTGAGATCCGCTTATAAAGGCTTGATCATAGATCTGCATGTACTCTCCATTGATGCGCTCTATCGTCTGCCCACCAATCACCAGATCGGCGTGCTCTATGATGGCGTTTCCGATCGAGTTGGTGTACCCACCAGCCGTAAGAGGTGGCAGAACCAAACGAACATAAAGAGTCCTGATGAGTTGACCATTTCTGGGAATGATGACGTTGACCCAACTTCCAAAGTCAATAGTCGTCTGAAAAAATGTTGTATTCAAAACTTCAAGGGCAAACTTTGTGTGACGATTAAACTTTTTTATAAAGTAGGTCACATCTGGATTACCAGTTAAAAACTGATCTTGTATACCAACTGCTGCGAGTTGTACACGTCCACTCGACATTACTATTAGTATACAATATAAAGTTTAAACCCCTTTCTTAATAAATGAAGATTTATACGAAAACAGGTGACAAGGGCGAAAGCTCTCTGTATGACGGCACGAGATTACCAAAGTCATCCGAGTACTTTGATGCCCTTGGTGACATTGACGAGTTGAACTCGCATCTCGCAATGGTTCGAGCTCTTTGGAGGGAAGCTATTGACAAATCGACTGGAAATGGAGACTATGAGTGGTTTGCTCTTGGTGGGTTTGTTCAAGAAATTCAAAAGAATTTGATGGATATTTCTTCAACAATTGCAACACCAGAATGTGGGGATCGCTTTTTTAATCCTGCTTGGGTCAACAAGATTGAAAATCAAATTGATAGATTGACTTCTTTGACTCCGCCTCTCACAAAGTTTGTCATTCCATCTGGGAATCAACTTGTCGCGAGTATACACATTGCGAGGTCAGTGTGCCGTCGGGCTGAGCGGGTTACTCTTACCGTGGTGGAGCCAGGGTGTCCCTCACATTTGTATCTGAACCGTTTGTCTGATTATCTGTTCATGTTGTCTCGTTTTGCTTGTGTCCAGCTTGGAATTCAAGAAGATTTAAAAAATTAGTTTGTGGAAAAATAGAAAACTAAAATCCTTTGTAGAATACAGTAATGAGTAAACTTCAGCTCCGAAAGTTTAATCCCGCAAGTATGGCGGATGACAAGATTTGTGTTTTTATAGGAAAAAGAAATACTGGCAAATCTGTTTTGGTCACTGATATTTTGTACCACAAGAGACATCTTCCAGCTGGAATAGACATGTCAGCAACAGAAGACGGAAATCATCATTATAAAACATTTGTACCCGACTTGTTCATTTATGGTGATTATGATCGCGAGGCGATTGAAAGGGTCCTGGCTCGGCAAAAAACGCTCGTGAGCCAAGGTAAAACAAACTGCGGAGCCTTTATGTTGCTGGATGACTGTATGTATGACCGAAAGTTTATGAAGGATGTTTGCATTCGTCAGTGTTTTATGAATGGTCGTCACTGGAAAATCTTTTTTATGTTGACTATGCAGTACTGTATGGACTTGACCCCGGATCTTCGAGCCAATATTGATTATGTTTTTGTACTTCGTGAAAACATTTTACAGAATCGCGAAAAGATTTACAAAAACTTTTTTGGAATTTTCCCAAGTTTTGAAATGTTCAACCAAGTCATGAACTCTTGTACCGAAAACTTTGAGTGTCTCGTTCTTGATAATACTTCTCGAAGCAACAAGATTGAAGATTGTGTTTTTTGGTACAAGGCGAAACTTCACTCCAACTTTCGCATAGGATCTCCGGCTCTGTGGGCGTACCACCAAAAGAATTATAACCCGAGACACGACTTGGAACCAACACAACGAACCGAGCAGAAAAAGAAGGCGCTTCCGAGCGTCACTGTCGTGAAAAAAAGGTAACTTAGAGAAGTGAAGAACTTCTTGTTTATAATGAACACATTTATAAAGGATCAGTGCAAGACTATAGATGAAGTCATTGAGGAGTACAAGTCATTGCAGGAGAATATGCGTATAAAGTACGAGCAGTCAACGACGACACGTGACGCGTTGTACACTATACGCATGAGAGCCAACGAGGAACAGAAAAAGGCGATTGATGATATTACAGAAAGCTTCAAAGGTGACATTATTGAACTTGAAGAAATGACGAAAAAGTTTAACGAGATGAAGCCTACACTGGAATCATTTCATTTCAATGTTTATAGCGCAATGCACAGTCTTTTTCTCGTGTATGCATCTCTTCATTCACTACTCTGTAAAGAGACACCTATTACATTGGGTTTCATGGAGAACACAATCTTACAGCTTGAGAAAAATACAGACTCGACTCCAATCTCATTCGTTGATTCGAATGAGGAAGATACTATAGCGATCCCATTTCAGAGTGATAACGGAGTAAAGTCGGCTCCTTGTATATAAATATAAGTAAATATAAATGCAGTACGTCCCGCCTCATTTGAGAAAAAACTATGTAAAAATTTGGAAGAACTCTGTAAATAAGATTCTCGAAAAAGATGACCGAAACAAGTCTCTTATTGTTCCAAAGATCGGAAACCACTTTGTGATTTTTCAATATGCCAAGGTGAATCCCAAAACTGGTAAAAAGAATTTAACCTTTCCAGGTGGCGGGTGCAAAAAGGGGGAGAATCGCCGTAACTGCGCCCGTCGCGAACTTGCAGAAGAGACTGGTATCGTTGTTACCAGAAATAAATTGATACATTCATTTTACTTTCCAAATGCAAATCGAGAAAATTACAAGGAGAGTAACCTTAGACGAGGTCTCAATGTGACAAACCATTATCACGGGTACCTACTTCCTTTAAACACAACGTTCAACAATGTTGTCAAAACTTTTAAAACTTCTAAAATTCGAAATAGGGAACTCAACAATGTGTACCTGATGTCTCGTAACAACCTCAACAAATCAAACAGGGTCTACAAATTCTCAAAGACTGCGCTTACTTTTATTTGATAAAAACTTACTAATTACTAATGGACGGAGTCAGTACAATGAATCTGAACGACTCGGATGGAGGAATGACACCTTTGTTTCCAGCGAACCCTCCATCATCAAAACCCCCGCCCCAGGCACCGTCTCAGCCCCAAAATCTTGTGTATCAGCCAAATGTTCCGATGGCGGCTCCGCCAAATGCGCCTGAAAAAAATAAAAGTATATCAAAAGGAATGGACTCTACACCTATCAGCGATATCATGCCCGGAGAAGACCTGCTCGGACCTGCTGGCGGCGGTCCCGACCCTCGTTACATGATGGCTCAACAGCCCATGTTTGTCAACCAGCAAATTCCCATTCCCCAGGGATACCAGCAGCAGTCGCAGAAGACGACTGTTGCTAGCAAGAACCCACTGAATCTCACGGATGAGCAGATGGAGGCGCTTCTTGCAGGCATTGTCGCGCTGCTCGCCTTTTCTGGTCTTGCTCAGGACAAGCTGTCGAGCTTGGTCCCTAAATTTATGGATGAGGCTGGCAAGCGCTCCACTGTTGGAACGCTCGTCACGGCTCTGTTAGCTGCTGCCATCTTTTACTTTGGTCGCCGATTTGTTATCAGGGACTAGTCACATTTGTTCCATACATATCAAATTTCATGGATAAGAGACCGAGTGCAAGGATAAAGACTGAAAGAGGCACAACATTGAGTACTAATTGACTCTTTGTTTTCAAAATATAAATCAAAAAGAGTGCAACCGTCAAAGAAATGGCGGAAGCTGCCATGAGGACCTGGTACGAGATCCAAAAGCTTCCGTATCGGCACAGATGCGAAAGAAGCGTCGGGTACAATGTCGTCAACAAAAACAGAGAAACCACTGGGTTTGTTGTCTGAAAATACGAAATGAGCACCGGCATCAACATTGCAATAGTCCACAGAAGAACACCGATAAAGAGTTGTCCCCAAGATGTTTGCATTTAAAGTATACGAATACTTTTTTATTGGGTGCTCATTCGCGGAGCTCATGGCTCCACTACACTCTGTTAGTCCTGAATAAACTGTCCGCAGAATGATTTACGCTGGGGTATGCGTTCGTATATACCCAAGTTGATACACATGTCTCGTAATTCCGAAAAGTTTTTCCAAAACTGTTCAGAATGATCATACTCTTTAAC